CAGGCCATCGCGGAGTTGTACCATCGCCAGAAGTTTGTAAAGCGCGGTCAGAACGTTTGAAGCGGCAATGGGCAGACCCCGTATGGAAAGCAAGCCAAATAGAAAAAATTAAACAACTTGCAAGTAGTCCTGAAGCTGTTCAAAGAGGAAAATGCGTGGCGGCTATTGGAAGCGCGGCACGGGCAAAGCATGTATTTTGCCCAGAAATAAATTGTTCTTTTTTATCTGTCTCACATGCGGCAAAATATTTAAATGTAAGTCATACAGGTGTACGATATGCACTTCGAAATGGATCAAAAATAAAAGATAAATTTACAATTTTGGAGGTAGCAAATTGAACTACCAACAACTAGTTACAAGCATACAAAGCTATACTGAGAATCAGTTCCCCGATGTATACCTTGCTGATGGATCGACTGAGTCTTCAACAACTCAGATCAATCGGTTCATCGAGCAGGCTGAACAACGCATTTACAACTCGGTTCAGTTCCCATCCTTGCGCAAGAATCAGTACACAGCAATCACGGTAAACAACAAGTACGTATCTTTACCAAATGATTTTTTGTCTGTGTATTCTTTGGCGTTGGTGACAGGTGTTACGGGCGGCAACTTGGATACCGGCACGTTTGAGTATTTGCTGAACAAGGATGTCAACTTTATCCGCCAAGCGTACCCAACACCGAACGACACAGGTGTACCCAAATACTACGCTTTGTTTGGCCCAACAATTACCAATGGGTCAATCTCAAACGAGTTGTCAGTCATCCTTGGCCCAACCCCCGACGCTGCGTATTACGTAGAGCTGCACTATTACTACTACCCAGAATCAATCACTACAGCCGTTACCACATGGCTGGGTGACAACTTTGACTCTGTGTTGCTGTATGGCTCACTGGTTGAGGCTTACACCTTTATGAAGGGTGAAGTTGACATCATCACCGGATATGACGCTAAGTACAAGGAAGCTTTAGCTTTGGCTCAACGTCTTGGAGATGGTATGGAGCGCAGCGATGCTTACCGCAGTGGTCAATATCGTCAAGCGCCGTTGCCACAGAATAATGGGGTACGTTGATGGCGTTTACCGGCAACTACTCATGCAACACGTTTCGCACAGGACTGCTGAACGGCACGTTTAACTTTACCTCGGGCACGTTCTACATTGCGCTCTATACCAATGAGGCCACGCTTGATGCCTCTACCACAGCTTATACGACTACGGGTGAGGTTGTGGATGCTGGGTATACGGCTGGTGGAGAGTTGCTTACGATAAGCCAAGTGCCAACCACTGGCAATTTACCAAACACAACCGCATACATCTCATTTGCAAATGCCTCATGGTCAGGCGCTATCACGGCCCGTGGGGCTTTGATCTACAAGGCAGGCGACAATGGAGCTGTTTGCGTTTTGGACTTTGGTTCAAACAAGACTTCAACCACAACATTCGTAGTGCAGTTCCCTGCTGCTACCGACACATCAGCAATCATAAGGATCGCGTAATGGCACTTGTAACCACAACCAAAGGCGACATGGATGAATCCCTGCTTGTAAAGCAAGAGGGTACAGTCGATAATGACAATGAACTCACCACATGGGTTGAGTATTGGTTGGATGGTGAGCTTGTCCACCGTTCCGCGCATGTAACTTTGAAAAAGCCACCTGTGTTTGTTGGTGGCGAAGCAGCTTCGTTTTAAGGAAATATCATGGCAAATACTCAATCAATGTGTACCTCGTTCATGGGCGAGTTGATGACTGCAACGCACAACTTTGGCACTGCACCTATTCGTGCGGCTTCTACCGCTGACACCTTCAGGGGCGCTTTGTACTTGGCTTCCGCCACCATTGATGCCTCAACCACTGTGTACTCTTCAACAGGTGAGGTGACAGGTGCAGGCTATTCTGCTGGTGGTGTGGTTGTAACAAACGCAACACCCCCTACGGCTACAAACGCATCAACAACTGCTGGCGTAGCCTACTGGACACCCTCTGCCAGTTTGGTTTACACCTCAGTGACTTTGACAACTGCGTTTGATGCTGTATTGATCTACAACGCATCGCAGAGCAACAAGGCGGTGTCTGTACACACGTTTGGTTCACAGACCATTACGGCTGGTACTTTCACCCTGACAATGCCTGCAAACACAACTTCCACAGCACTGTTGCGTCTGGCTACAACCTAAGCGGAGGCGGCGCAGGCCGTAAGCCATGTTTGGTATATCCGCATACGCGCAGTCACCTTATGCCGCTCTTGGCGAGAACGTAGTTGTTGTCGCCCTGTCGGGCGTGTCTGCGTCTGGGAACGTAGGAACTGTTGAAGTTCTGTACGCCATCCCTCTGACGGCGGTTTCAGCAGAGGGCAATGTAGGCACTGTTGTTGTCGCAGGGTCAGTCGCAATAACAGGGGACGAGGCAGCAGGCAGTGTAGGTACAGTCAGCGTTGATATTTCTATCCCCCTGACTGGTGTTTTGTCCAGTGCAGATGTTGGCGGGGTAGACGAAACCAACCTGCCTGAGATACAAGAGGTTCACGCCAACGGTGAAGTTGGTACGCCTGCGGTTGTTTTAACGATTGCTTTGTCTGGGGTATCGGCCTCTGGAGCGGTTGGGACGATAACTCATGGCGGTGCAGAGGTCGCGCTGTCAGGAGTTCAAGCCTCTGGTCTTGTTGGGACAATGATCTACAACGAGTCGGATGCGACATCCGGCGATGTGGCAACAGGTGAAGTTGGCACGGTAGAGCCTGTAATTTCGGTTGCTTTGACAAGTGTCACAGCCTCTGGCGCGGTCAGTGCTGTTGACTACGCGCAGGTTGGGTTCTTGACCACGGACTCAGCGGCAGGTTTGCTTGGAACGGTTGGCCCTGTAGTTACTGTGGCTCTGTCAGGAGTTCAGGCTGCTGGCTCAGTTGGGAGCGTAATTGCCATATATTGGAGATTAGTTGATGACAGCGAAACCTCAAACTGGCAAAATGTCAACAATTCTCAAACGGCTGGCTGGACGTTGGTAAACAATGCAGAGACACCTGACTGGACGCTGGTTGAAACGGATTAAGGATACACATGGCTTTCGTACTTGCAGACCGAGTTAAAGAGACGACCACCACGGCTGGTACGGGAGCAGTGACGCTTCTTGGTGCATCAACTGGGTATCAGTCTTTTGCCGTCATTGGCGACGCAAACACCACTTATTACACGATTGCTGGACAAACTGGAAACGAGTGGGAAGTTGGGATCGGTACATACACAGCGTCCGGTACAACGCTTGCAAGAACCACGGTGTTGTCAAACAGTTCAGCTACACAGCCATCGGCGCTTAGTTTTAGTGCGGGTACAAAGGATGTCTTTGTATCCTACCCTGCTGAGTATTCAGTAACTAACGACCCACCTACGCAGAACATCCTTGACCAAGCGTACTTTCTTTCCTTCATGATGGGATAACAAATGGCGACCTACACAAACGTATCGTACGCGGTTAAAAACATAAGCACAGGCGGATCGACTGTAACCACAGTTTCGTCTGGTACTTTGGCTGTAGCCAGCCTTGTGGTGGCTAACACCTCTACTTCACCCATTACCTGCGATGTGTACATTACACGTTCAGCGGTCAATTACTATTTGGTGGAGACAGCCACTGTACCGGTAGGTGGGTCATTGGAGGTAATCCAAGGCAACAGGATTATTCTGCAAGCAAGTGATGCTCTGGTTGTAGTCTCAAGCGTTGCTACATCGGCGGATGCTTGGGTTTCTGGATTGACGGCGGTTTAATATGGCATTTATAGGCAACACCAACACCACGCAGGCGTTTACACCTGCCGTTGACTTCTTCAGTGGCAACGCATCCACCACGGCGTTCACGTTGTCTCGCCCAGTGGCTTCTGTGGCTCAGGTGCAAGCTGTAATCAGCAACGTCCCACAAGACCCCGGCAGGCATACACAGTCAGCGGCAACACCATCACGTTCACCTCTGCCCCACCCAGCGGGACAAACAACATCTATGTGTACTACACAAGCCCGATCACGCAGGTGATTGCACCGGGACAGGGTACGGTAACTACAACTTCATTGGCTTCTAGCACGGGTACGGGTGCGGTGGTATTAGCTACTAGCCCAACTTTGGTAACGCCTATTTTAGGCGCGGCATCTGCCACATCAATTACTGTTGCGGCTGGCGCAGTAGGTACACCAAGTATCACCACAGCGGGTGACACCAACACAGGTATTTTCTTCCCTGCCGCTGACACCATTGCTTTCTCTGAAGGTGGTGCGGAGGCTATGCGTATTGATAGCTCTGGTAATGTGGGGATTGGTACTACTGCGCCCGCACAGAAACTCCATGTTGCAAGTGCCGCAAGTGCAGGTAATGTGTATTTATTGATTGATAGCAGTGGAACAGCAAATGGCTATAACGCCGCAAATTTATACAAGAACGACCAGCGTCAATTTCGCGTTGGCTGTTTAGGTGGTGTTGGTGGTTTTACAAACGGCGCATTAGTTGTTTATGACGAGACTGCCGCCGCTTTTAGAATGGTCATTGACCAAAGCGGTAACTTGCTGGTGGGCAAGACGACTTCCATTTCGGGCGGTAGAGTAACTATTAAATCTGCTACTACACAACATTTGGGCGAATGGCAAGTAGGTACAGATGGTTATGGAAACCTCATGTATAACGCCGCAGGAACAAATGTTGGCGCAATTAATATTGCTTCTGCTTCTACGTCTTATGTCACTACTTCAGACTATCGCCTAAAAGAAGATGTAATACCTATGATAGGGGCGCTTGCAAAAGTAGCACAACTAAAACCAGTTACATACAAATGGAAAGCAGATGGCTCTAATAGCCAAGGGTTTATTGCTCACGAACTTCAAGAAATTGTTTCTGAGTGTGTCGTAGGTGAAAAAGATGCTGTTAATGAAGATGGCAGTATTAAACCTCAAGGCATCGACACCAGTTTCTTGGTTGCCACACTAACAGCCGCCATCCAAGAACAACAAGCCCTTATCACAGCCCTGACAGCACGAATCACAGCGTTGGAGAACACATAATGCCAATCAGTACAATAGGTCAGGCGGGTTTGGACGCTCCCATATCTTTAACCAGCCCTACGCTGACAACCCCTAAAGCAACAACAACCATTGGTGTTGGTAACGCTACTCCATCGGCATCAGGCGCAGGCATCACCTTCCCCGCAACCCAATCAGCATCATCTGACGCAAACACGTTGGATGATTATGAGGAGGGGACTTTTACTCCAGCAATTTTTGGAAGTTCAACTGCTGGTACTGGTACATACTCAAGACAAACTGGCACTTATACAAAAATAGGAAATAGAGTTTATTTTAGTATTTATATTATTTGGTCAGCACATACAGGAACTGGTGACATGAATATAAATGGATTGCCATTTACTTCAAATGGTTCAAATTTTTCTCCATGTGCTTTTCGGCAAAATAATCTTGCTTTGGCTACAAATTATCTTTTGCTTACATGGATAGTCGATAACACTTCTACTGTAGCCTTGAACCAATATCCCCTTGCTGGTGGAGGCACTGCTGGTGTGGGAATGGATACTAGTGCAGAAATTGCCGTTAGCGGTCATTATTTTGTTTAAGGAAAAATCATGGCATTTACAGAAACCAAAACAGTAGACCAAGTCACAGTCTCAGAAAACGGCATAGTCCTGTATCGGGAAGCAACACGCATCCTAAAAGATGGTGAGCAGATAGCACAGACATTCCATCGTACAAGCTTGACACCGGGTCAAGACCTCACAGGCATCCCTGCTAACGTAGCGGCAATCTGCAATGTGGCTTGGACTGCTGAAGTTATTGCCGCCTACCAAGCGCAAGTAGAAGCAAACAGGACTATAGGAGCCTGACATGACCCTCGCAGTCAACATTGCCCAGATAGGCTCAAACAATACAACCTTCCGCAATAGGATCATCAATGGGGCTATGGTCATTGACCAGCGTAATGCGGGGGCTAGTGTTACTAGAGCATCAAGTACAAGTGGGTATTCTTTAGACAGATGGAATATTTCAAATCTTACTGGTGGAACATATACAGCCCAACAATCAACTGATGTCCCTACAAATGCTGGGTTTTCATATTCGTTAAAAGCAACTGTAACAGTTGCGGATACATCAATTACAACCACAGAAAATGCGGCTTTTTTCCAGCCAATTGAAGGTTATAACATAGCGGATTTAAGATTTGGTTATTCTAACGCATCTTCTGTCACTTTATCTTTTTGGGTTAAATCAACTGTAACAGGAACATTTAGTTGTTGCCTAACAAATAGCGATAATTCAAGAGCAAATCCGCAATCATTTACTATTAATTCCTCAAATACTTGGGAACAAAAAACAATAACTTTTGCAGGAGATACAAGCGGTACTTGGTTAACCACTAATGGTATTGGTTTGTTTGTGTATGTTTGGTTGGCGGCAGGACCAACTTATCAAGGTTCTGCTGGTTGGAATGGTAGTTCTATATATGCTATAACAGGTCAAGCAAATGCAATGTCAACAATCGGTAATGTGTTTGCTATTACTGGTGTCCAGCTTGAAGCAGGGTCTACTGCGTCACCTTTTGAATACCGTTCATACGGGACTGAGTTGGCTTTGTGTCAAAGGTATTTTGAATTAGTATCTCAATTTGTAGGTAAAGCAACAAGTGCTACTCAAGCAGAAGGCACGATTACTTTTATGGTTCAAAAAAGAGCCGCCCCTTCTTTATCTGTTGTAAATGGCACAAGTACACTTCTAGAAATTGCGGTTGCTGTCCGCAGTTTTACTACTATATCAGGAACAATACTTGTCAATGGTGGATATTTAGTTGTACAAGGAGCATCTGGTATGACCTCTAACAATCTGTGTATATTTTACAACTCATCTTCAATTATTGGTGCATCTTCGGAGTTATAAATGTATAAACTTATTAATTTTGGCGTGTTGCGTTTAGCTGACAACACATTTATCCCATTCGACCCCGACAACACAGACTACCAAGCCTACCTAAAGTGGGTGGCAGAGGGCAATACGCCTGAACCGGCAGGGGAACAGTAATGGCATTCATTGGCAATACACCCATCAGCGTAGCGTTTCTTACCGATACCTTCAGTGGTAATGGGTCAACCACGGCGTTCACAATGACGGTGGCTCCTGCCAATACGTCTTCAATCATTGTTGCCATCACAGGTGTACTGCAAGACCCATCCACCTATTCTGTATCCGGCACAACGCTTACATTCTCTGCTGCCCCGCCGAGCGGAACAAGCAACATCAGCGTCAGATACCTTGGCATCCCAGCCTCTGGCGTGACCACAACTGCGTACAGGACAGTGACAGACTTCACAGCGACAGCGGGGCAGACATCATTCAGTGTGCCTTCATATACCGTTGGCTACATTGATGTGTACAGGAACGGGGTGCGCTTAGTCTCCACCGACTTTACAGCAACGACAGGAACGACAGTAGTCTTAGTTAACGCATGTACAGCGATTGACGCAGTAGTCACAGAGAGCTTTTATGTCAGCAGTGTTCTGAACGCTATACCTGCAACTGCGGGTGCAATCAGTTTGACCTCTGCTACTTATTTGAGTGGACAGCTTCTAGTAGCAAACGGCGGTACGGGTTTGTCTACAGTTCCACACACAGTCCAAGTATTTACTTCCAGTTCAGGCACTTACACCTCACCAGCAAATGTAAAAGCTATTAAAGTCACGCTTGTTGGCGGTGGCGGTGGCGGTGGCGGTATCAATGGCTCTGGTGCGGCTGGTGGCGGCGGCGGAGGTGCAACTGCACTATTCATTTACCCAAGTGGATTTGCCGCCCAAACGGGCTATGCCTATGCTATTGGTGCTGGTGGTGCTGGTGGCGTAAACACAAGCGCATCAACTGGTAGCACTGGAGGAAGCACAACTTTTACTATTGGTGCAACGACTGTAACTGCGGCTGGCGGTGCTGGTGGCGGTGCTTCTTTAGGTGGCACAGCCGCTGGTGGTTTAGGTGGAACAGCAACAAATGGCACTGTCAATATTGAGGGTGGCGGCGGCGGTGAATCTTATGGCCCAAGTTTATTAGGCGGTACGGGCGGTAGTTCAACTATGGGCGGGGGCGGTAGACAGGCTTTTGGTACAGCGACGCCCGGGGGTAATTACGGTGGCGGCGGTGCGGGTGCAGTTAACAATGCGGCATTAGCTGGTGGTGCTGGCGCTGGCGGGGTAATTATTGTTGAGGAGTTCTACGTATGAGATACGCAATCATAAAAAACGGTGTTGTCGTTAATGTTATTGAGTATGAGGCACAACCCTCTACACCTCCTGCTGGATTTGAAGATGGTCATGAGGCTATTCAAGCGGATAGAGTGAACATTGGTTGGGTATATACCAACGGTGAATTCACAGACCCAAACCCACCTGAAGTTGTTGATATGCCAGCACCCAAGTCATTGACAGATATGATTTTGGAAAGCCCAACAGAGTTGGCAAAACTTAAACAAGCACTGGGACTGGAGAGCTAAATGGCATTAACTAAAGTAGCTTCTTCAATGGTTGGTGACGGCAGTGGACAAGCGTTCAACCCGTCAGTGCCGATCTACGAAAACACCAAGACAGTGACAGCTTCGTACACCATCACGGCTGGGGCGTGTGCCATGTCTGTCGGGCCGATTACATTGAATGCTGGTGTCACAGTAACCATTCCAGCGGGATCACGCTGGGTAGTTCTTTAAGGAATTGAAATGGCTTCACTTGTTTTAACAGGGGATACATCAGGTCAGGTAACGATTGCTGCCCCTGCTGTTGCGGGTACAAACACGCTAACTTTGCTTGCGGCAACTGCAACAAATTCTGTCAATACATTGGCAACAGCGGTTGCGTCTACATCAGGCACTTCAATTGACTTCACAGGTTTGCCAAGTTGGATTAAGCGAATTACTGTGATGTTTAATGGTGTATCTGGAAATGGAACTTCACACTTACTCATTCAATTAGGCACGGGTTCAACCACTTACACTACATCAGGATATAACGCAACAAGTACAGTTGCGGCAGGTTCTGTAACTACAGTAAGTTCAACTGCTGGACTTATCGTTTGGCAAAACGTTGCAACCTTTACATTGTCAGGAACAATGACGTTGACAAATATTACTGGAAATACATGGGTTTCTAATACTACTGGTAAATTATCAACAACTGAAACTGTATTTGCTGGTGGAGATATTGCACTTGGTGCGGCACTTACTGCTGTACGCATTACCAAAGTCAACGGCACAGACACATTCGATGCTGGCTCTGTCAACATTCTGTACGAAGGATAATCATGTCAATACTTGTTTTAACTTCTGACACGCTGATTGGTACACCAGCCACAGGCAACCTTG